AGCAGGTGCTACTTTATCTTCCAAAATAAATTTAATGTCTTTAGCAATCTCTTCCTTGGTTCTATATGAAGTAAATTTACCAAGTTCTGGTGTACTATCTGACATTATGTAGCGCCTCTCTTTCTGTTTTTAGTTTTTTTGTAAATTTATTGCTGAATTACCTTTTTCGCCTTCAGTAATTTCAAACGTTAATTCATCACCTTCGTTTAACTCTAAACTTGCTGCTTGAGCAGCTGAAGAGTGTACAAAAACATCTTTTTCGTTGTCTTCTCTTGCTATGAAACCGTAACCTTTTGTTGGGTTAAACCATTTCACTTTTCCTTTTATACTCATCTTATCTTATTTTCTCCTTTCTTGTCATCTAAACTATACTTTGTTGTAATTACATATTTTCTATTAGGGTTAACCATAACATTAAATCTATTCATAGTTTCCCTATCAAATAATATTTTTGATTTTTCATCTCTATCATCAAGTGTAAATTCTACATCTTTATATTCTCCACCTGCAAAATCTACATCAAGTTTAATGACATATCTTTCTTCTTCATAATCTCTTAAACCACCTACACTAATTTTTTGCTTACGCACTATATCATTTGTAAGTGTTTTACCTTCTAATGACCAAGTGATTTTACCACCGCTTGTTTTTAATTTATCAGCGTGTATAACAGACGTACCTGAATTACCTGTATCAAATTTGCCCACTATACGTCCAAATGGATGTATGTGGACAACTTCTTTATATCCACACTCACTAGGTACTTTCTTCCAAGTATCTCTATTTTCAAAATGTTGTACTATTTCTTTACTTAAATTTCTTCCTGTTGCCTCTTCAATACCTTCTGTTCCTGGAGATGAATTAACCTCAATAACAAATGGTGGGTCTTTCTTTCTATTTTTTGATGGGATAAAATCTACTGCAACCCATTGACCATCTACTGCCTTAGCAGCTTTTAAACTTTCTTCTGTTTCTAATTCTGTTAGTTCTAATTCTCTTACCTCGGCACCTCTTGATACGTTACTTCTAAAATCTCCTGGCACAACATCCCTTCGCATTGTCGCTAAAACTTTACCTTGCAATACTAAAACTCTAGCATCCCAATCTGTTTTAATATATTGTTGTAATAGTATATCAGAATCTTCATCTTGTTTATTGAGTAATTGTACAATTGAATCTAATGATTTTTCTGACTCAATGAATAAAACACCTACACCTTTTGAACCTCTTAATGTTTTTAAAATAACTGGAAACTTATCTTCTAATTGTTTAAATGCTTCCATTGAATTTTCTGGATCAGTAACTAATACTGATACAGGTTGTTTGATACCATAGTCAGCAAGTCTTAATGAAGTTCTATACTTATCAGCACATACATTAATACATTGTCTGCTATTGACTACACACACTACGTGCTTTTCTAATCTTGATATTAAGTCTAACCAACTATCTCTACGTACAACTGAACCTCTAACAATAGCAATCGTATCTCTTGCTGATACTCTAAAACCTTTTTTATCGTCCTGGTTATGGAAATATAACTCACCATCTTCTTCGGTAGATACATACCCACCAGTATTTCTATAGATATATGCCTTATGACCAAGCTTTAATGCTTGTTTCAATAAGTTTTTTGCTGTATGGAAATTTAAATCATCTTCAGGTTCATCTGATATAATGATTAATCTGTATGGTCCAGAAATTTTAGCTTCTGTTATGTAATCTTTGAACTTTGGTATCTGCATTTATTCGCCATCTGTTACTGGACTTTCTTCAGGTTTTTTCTCTTCGGTTTTCTTTTTATCGTCAACCTTTTTACCTATATTATATTTAGCAGATAAAGTCCAGTCTTTTTTCTCTTTAAATGGTAATACTTTTATCTGACTCAACGGAGCTTTACTTTCGGTCATTTCTTTTTTAACCACATCTACTAAACTCCAGTCTTGTAATAATAAAGTAATTGTATTTCTTCTTTGAATATCGTTTTCCGATAGCGTTGATTTTTTACCATCTAAAGCAAATAATTCCTTGAAATGGACTATATAGTATTTGCCTTGTTTGTGTAGAATATGACAAGATTGGTATAAAGTTTTATCTTTTCTACTTGCTACACCAATTCTAGTTAATGTTTCTCGTACTTTAAGGAAATCGTCTGGTTGTTTGATAGTCACCTCTAACATATCTCCTTGTGACCAACTAATAATTTCTTCGCTCATTTAAGCTTTCTCCCACCTTTTATAAGTTCTATTTTAATATTCTCAATTTGGTTTTTTGAAAGTATGTTAAGAGCTTCTTTTGCTTTTGAGTTACTATATCCATAATACTCTTTTACTAACGCTAAATCCTTTAACTTGGTTTGCGATAACCATTTACCTCCAAATCGCCTTTTCTTTCTTATACTATTTATGAAATAGTGAAATTGCATACGTTTTGGTAGGAAGTGTAAACCATTCATTTCATTACTATGCATTACAGTATCATAAAACATAGACATACATCTATTAATTACATATGGTGGGTATTTCTTTTCCCAAGTAATATCATTTGTATCTAATAGATTTTCCTTGGTTTCATTTATTGCTTTAAGATAATCTTTAAGTTCATACATTATTTAAACCATTGCATATACATTAAATATGGTACTAATATCGGCCAAACTATATGTTCAACAATTTCATACAGTACAGCAAGGCTTAATAATATTGCCCACCATTTTGATGTCTTTGCTTTTTCTGAAAGCTTTGTAAAAAGTTTAGTATGAAACCTTTGTATGCTTTGTAATAATGCGTTCATTATTCTCCTTTATTTAAATTTACAATTTGCCATTACTTCGGTTAAACAAGCAACCATATTAATCTCTTGGTCTGCTACAAAAGCAGCCTTGTATTGATACCCAGCAATAACTAAAACTGCTTGTGGGATAGATTGTGGTTGTAAATATTTGTATAGTATTTCATATACTGTTGAAAATAATGCTGATGGTTCTTTATCTAGGTTTTGAATAACCCATTTTCTCATATCATTAAATCTTTTTTCTTTTAAAATCGCTATAAGTTTTTTAGTATCTACTTCAGTTAAACTGAATAATATACCACTATCAATTTTGCCTCTTACTGAATATCGTTGAAGTTCATTAATAGTTCTTCTAAAGTCTGGATAATATTTTTGTATTAATTCTGCAAGTATTTTTGGATCAAACTCTATCTTTTCTTCATTTAAAATATACTGCAATCGCTTATGAAAATCACTATAAGATTTATTCTTATCACCATCTGTAATTGCAAAATCAATAACAGTACATCTACTATGCAATGCAGGTAATATCTTATGCTTAAAATTACAAGTAAAGATAAATCTACAATTCTTATAAAATGCTTCTATGAAAGCTCTTAATGCAGGTTGAACTGACTCTGGATTCATATAATCCGCTTCATCAATTATAACAACTTTATGACCTGCTGTTTCAGTTAAAGATACAGTTGACGCAAAATTCTTAATATTATTTCTTAACGTATCTATATGGCGACCTTCATCTGATCCATTAATCATAATGTAATCAACACCTAACTCTTCACATAAGGCACGTGCTACAGTAGTCTTACCTGTACCTGCTGTACCTGATAGTAATAAGTTTGGGAGTTCTTTTTTATTTAGAAACTGTTTAAAAGTTTCTTTTAGTTCATTGGTTAAAATACAATCTTCAATTTTTCTTGGTCTGTATTTTTCAACCCATAAATTTTCTGCCATAATATATTCACCTTTTTCATATAATCAACCCTATCAATACTCCTATTATAATACCTTCCAACCAAAATGCCCACCTGTGTGAACCTCTTGCTGTATGTTTTTTAATGAAAGTAATTGTCCAATCTTTTGGTTCAGTTATTAACATATAATTAAAACTCACTATCTGGTTCTAATGCAATCCAATATTGTACTGGTTTAGTTCTATTAACAAAATGACTTATTCTTTTGCTAGAAATTGCAATGTCATAATCATCAGCTATTATCTTTAAATTTTCTGCCTTAAAGTATGCAACAAATTTTTTATCTGTTGTTCCTATAATAGCAGAATAATCGTTAGATGATTTATTCTTTTTATCAGTTGCAACTATTGTAATATTTTTACCATCACCTTTTATTGCAATATCTGGTAAATTCAATGTAAGAATTCCTTTATTTAAATCTGCAAGACAAGTTCTTTTTAATGTAAATGTCACATACTTATCAGGCATACTAATACCTTTTGTTGGTGCAACAATTACTGACTTATCTGCAAAGAAATATTTAATTGATTGTCTTGAATTGGTATCTGAAATAACCAAATTACTTGAACCATTGAATTTTATATCTGATTTTGTAAACAATTCAATCGCCCTTAAAAATTCTGGCAAATCATATATCGCAAATTCTTGCTCAAACTTATTGTCAATGTCTGCTTCGGCAAGAATATTCTTTAAAGTAGATATTGTTTGTAATCTTTTTCCTGGTTTAACTAAAATATTTTTATTAATTTCAGAAAAGTTTTTTAAGATTGCAACTGTATTGGTTGATAAATTCATATCAAATCCTCCATAATTTATAATACTATACTATAATATACTAAATGTCAATGCTGTATGAGTTTCAAAATATTCTCTGGATCCGTATCTCCATATGGATCCATATCACTACCTCTATCATTAATGCCTGGTTCTTCAAACCATTTTTCAATCTTTCCATCGTTAGCAATGAAAGCATATCTCCACGCTCTCATACCAAACCCTAGGTGTGTCTTATTAATTAACATACCCATACGTCTAGTAAAATGACCATTGCCATCTGGCAACATCTTAACTTTGGTAACATTAAGTTCATCTGCCCAAGCGTTCATTACAAATGAATCGTTTACTGATAAACAATAAACCTCATCTATACCTCTTAACTTAAACTCTTCATAGAGTCTTTCAAAGTTAGGTAGTTGTTTTCCTGAACACGTTGGAGTAAATGCACCTGGTAATGAAAATACTAAAACCTTTTTATTACTAAAAATGTCTTTTGTACTTAAATTTTTAAACTCACCAGAGACTCGTTCCTTGAATACCACATCTGGTATTGTTGGAATATCTTGCCATCTAGTTATATCTCTAGTTGTCATATTACTAATATAACACTAACCCAACAAAATGTCAATGTTGGTCTATTGTGTAACAGGACAATTAGGATTCTCTTTCAAGTCTATAATAGTAGCATTTGCTGTAACCAATTGGTCTGCTAATTGAGTCACTACTGATTCTGTTGTCTGTAATTCAGCTTTAAATACCGCTAATTCATTATCGGATGCTTGTAATACATCACGAATTGAAACTAATTCTAGTTCATATGTTTTTATAGTAC